TGGATTGAGTGAAGATGAATTGAAAGTATTGAATACTATTCTCGACAATTTAGGATAAAAAAAAACGGGGGTAATCACTCCCCCGTTCAAACCTAAAAATCAAATTCAACCTATGAAAAAGCGAATTACGAAACAAATATACATCTTTTTATATCTCCTATTCAAACAAACAATTAACAGAATTATGAATTTACGAGAAAAAGTAAACGCTCTATTCGCGAAACACAACGTTAGCCTATCAGCCGAAGAGGTTGTTGAGGTTAAACAAATGGTTGAGGCGATTTTAGAGGACGGTACAAGCATCTATTCAGACAGCGACACTTGGGCAGCTGGTGTTCGTGTATTCGCTAAAGACGCAGAAGGCAACGAGGTTGTTGTTGCGGACGGTGAATACAAGACAGCTGAAAGCATTATTGTCGTTGTTGCGGACGGTGTTGTAACCGAATTAAAACCAATGGAAGAAGAAGAACCAGATGTTGAGGTGGTAATCGAAGAAGAACAAACTTCTGAGGTTGTTGCTGAAGAATCACTAAGCGCAGAGGTTGAAGGACTTTTGTCGTTGGTTGCTAAGTTGGAAAGCGAACTTGCTGACATTAAGAAAGCAAACGAAACACTTTCAAGCGAAGTAACAAAATTAAGCGCACAGCCTGCTGCGTCTTCAATCAAAGAAGTAAAACAGGCAAAACAAACACCTTCAAAGCCATACGCTAAAATGTCGGCTGAGGAGCGTTTCTTATTTCATCTTAAAAAATAAAAAAAAACAAACAATAAAAAATGGCTACTACTACAAATTTGACCACAACATACGCTGGTCGCGAGGCGGCAGGTTATATCCGTGCTGCGTTTTTAAGCAACGAATCACTTTCTGCGCTTACAGTAAAAGAAAACATCGAGTACAAACAAGTTGTTCGTCGTCTTGTTGACAACGTTACTTTCGCAAACGCTACTTGTGACTTCACACCAACAGGAACTGTTAACTTAACAGAGCGTATCTTGACTTTGGAAAAATTCCAAGTGCAGCGCGAATTGTGTAAAAATACGTTTTTATCGGATTGGGAAAGCCGCTCAGAGCAAAACGGAGAACTTCACGCATCATTGACCGACGCATTAATTGCTAACGTTATGGCGGGTGTTGCAGCTCGTAACGAAGTTTTGATTTGGCAAGGTGTTAATGCTAACGCAGGTGAGTACGCAGGTTTCGAGACATTGTTCTTGGCTGATGCTGCTGTTCTTGACGTTGCTGACGCTGAAGCTATCACAGTTGACAACGTAATTGCTGAAATGAACCGTCTTGTTTTAACACTTCCAACACGCGTACGTCGTGCTACTGAGAAGCCTGTTATCGCGGTATCTTCTAACGTTGCTGAAGCGTTCAGAACTGCAATCTTAGGTCTTGGCGGTGGTTCTTACCTTTACCAAGGTGAGACTGTGAAAATGACTTGGCAGGGTCAATACGACATCATCGAGTGTCCTGGTATGTCTGACGACACAATGGCTATGTACCAAAAGTCAAACCTTTGGTTCGGAACTAACTTACTTGACCAATGGAACACAGTTGCTGTTTTAGATATGTATCAGTACGATCTATCAAACAACGTTCGTTTCTCTTGTTCATTCTTCGCAGGTGTTCAGTACGGATTCGGTGACGAAATCGCATTCTACCAATACTCTGCATAATCTCAACCATTCTAACCCTTGCATAATAGAGGTGGTGGCATAAAACCCACCCCTCTTTTGTGCTAATTAAAAACATACAAATATGGCTTGTGAATTAAGTACAGGATTTACACTCGATTGCAAAGACGGAATCGGTGGTATCAAAAAAATAGTTTTGGTTGACAAAACAGAAGTAACGTCTTTTACTTTAGACGCGAACGAAATTGTAACTGCAATTAACGGCCCTGCAAGTGGTGATTTGTACACATACGAACTACCAACACAAACAGGATCGTTTGAAGAAACAATTAACTTCAACCGCGACAACGGAACGGTATTCTACACGCAAACTGTGAACGTAATGTTGCAAAAATTATCAAGCGCAAAGCGTTTGGAATTGCAATCAGTTGCACAAGCACGTGTGATTGTTTTCGTTGAAGATACAAACGGAAATTGGTGGGCTGTTGGTTATGAATACGGAGCAGACCTTTCAACTGGAACTGCTGCAACAGGAACTGTTCTTGGTGATATGAACGGATACACTTTGGCTTTCGTTCACGAGGCTGCAAAACGCGCTTACAAATTGAGCGGTGCGCCTGTGTCAATTCTTGACTAATCAAAAAACTTTTACACACATAGGGACGCTTTGTCCCTACGTGTTGTAATTTTAACGTAAAGGAAAGGATAGAATGGTTTATCTAAATACAAACACAGCGAATCAAGATGCGTGGCTTTCGTTAGACGAAGGACGTGCATACTTCAACGTTGCCTTTACTCATTATTTGCTTGTTATGACTTACGAAATGACAGGTGAACAACTCGCGCAAGTAGTGACCGTGATAAACGAGAACGAACGCGTTACAAAAATAAGACTTACAACAGTTGGATTGACCGATGCAGGACGTTATCACTACGAAGTGTATGGTCAAAACAGCAGCAGCAATATAAACCCAACCAATGCTTCCGTCGTTGGATTGGTTGAAAAGGGTTTGATGATTTTACAAGACGGAACAATTTACTTTGACGTTTCAACACCGACAATCCCTGTCGATGTAATTTATACAGGTGCATAATATGAGCAACATTCAAGCAATAAACTTATCGGCTTATCAACCTGTTGAAGCGGTTGAAAAAGAAAACAGAAGCGGTTGGATTGATTATGGAAATAACAATCTTTTCCCTCAACATCTCATAAACCTTTACCAAAACTCACCAATTCACAACGCGTTGGTGAACTCAATTTCTTATATGATTGAGGGACAAGGTACAGGAACGATTCTCGACAATGCGTTGCAAGGTATCGCATTCGATTTAAAGTTACAAGGCGCATTTGTTGCCGAAGTTATTTGGTCAATGGACTTTACTCGCGTTGTACAAATCAACCACTTGCCTTTTGAGAATTGCAGACTTGCATACGACAAAGAAGAAGACGATATTACAGGAATTTTCTACTCGAAAGATTGGGCAAACACAAGAAGCAAAAGAGGAAAGCCAGAGTTCATACCTGCGTTCAACCCTTCAATAGCACAAGAACAACCGCGTCAAGTTATTTACGCTCACGGAATGAGCGCAGGAAGTGTTTACTATCCAAAGCCTGACTATTTCGGAGCGTTGAACTACGTTGAGTTGAGTTACCAAATGGGACTTTACCACGTTAACAACATCTTGAATGGTTTGTTTCCTTCATTCATCATCAACTTCTTGAATGGCATACCGCAAAAAGAAGAAAGAGAAGCTATTCGTCGTGAATGGGAAACACGTTTGAGTGGTGCTGCTAACGCGGGAAAGTTCTTAATGACCTTCAACGAAGATCCTGCACGCGCTCCACAGATTCAAGACTTCCCTTTGTCGGATGCTGACAAGCAATATCAGTTCTTAAGCGAAGAAACAGCGAAGCAAATCATGGTAGGACACCGCGTTGTGTCACCATTGATTCACGGAATACGCGACACAACAGGATTCGGAAGCAATAAAGACGAAATGTTGGTAGGTTTGGAAATCTTCAACAGCCAAGTTATTCGTCCATATCAAAGAATAATTGAAGAAGTCTTTACACCGATTTTAGGCGACGTAAACATTGAGATGAACTCTATCTTCGAAGATGGAATTGCAATCGATTCTAACGCACCTACCACAGTAATAGACGTACCTTCAACAGACGTGACAGAAACACCAACAGGAATAACTGAAAAAGTTAGTGATGTGACCTACAACGGAGCGCAAATTGCTTCTGCTTTGGAGATTGTCGCAGCGGTTGGACTTGGAACGCTAACGCAAGAACAAGCAATTGTATTCTTGGTTCAATTCTTAGGTCTTGACGTGGACGTTGCAAAGTCAATGTTTCAAACAAGTGGCGATGCGGTGGCTAAATTGTCCGCTCAAAAAAAAAAAGTAGTTGCGAAGAAGGCAAAGGATGCGGGTGTTAAGATAAGCAAAGAAGAAGGTGAAGCGTGGCTTGCACATCTGCGCGAAAAGGCTGAATACATCAACGAAGAAGAATGGCAATTGCTATCTGACGAAGAAGTAACCAACCCAGAAGACGAAGAAAAGTTCCGTTCTGAATTTATGAGTGTTCGCGGTTACGCAAAACCAAACGAAAAGAGCGAAGAAAAGGACACAGGATTGTATAAAGTTCGCTATTATTATTCAAGAAATTATACTTGGAAGGAAGGCGAAATGGTAACACGCGATTTTTGTCAAGAAATGGTAGCACTTTCTAAACTTGGAGCGTTGTTTAAGTACGAAGACATTATTGAAATGGGAAGCGACGGAGTGAATGGACAATTTGCTCCAAGTGGTTCTTCAACTTATTCAATATGGACGTACAAAGGCGGTGTCTATTGTCGCCACGCGTGGTTCAGAAAGGTGTTTTTCCGCAAAAGAAAAGACGGTAAATTCTTACCTAACGACGGATTGAAAAACGATACTGTTGTAACAGGAAAAGTAGCCAACGAACTATTCCCAAAAGGCGAAGAAGCGGTACGTCCTAACGATATGCCGAATAGAGCATCATTAAAATATAAATAAAAACTACAATGGCACTACAACCCGAAGTTCTACTCATTGACGAGAATTACATAAAGAAATATACTTGGATTAACGGTTCAGTTGATCCGTTGCTTATGTACCCTGCAATCTATTTGTCTCAGGACAAGTACGCGCAGTTGTATTTAGGAACTGACCTTTACAATAAGATAAAAGAAGACGTTGTAAACGACGATATCGCAGGTGCATACGAAACGCTTCTTGACGATTACTTGCGTCGAATGGTAATGTGGTGGACTATGTACGAAGTCTTGCCTCATTTGTACGTTAAAACGGACAACGGAAGTCTTGTAATTCGCACAAGCGAAGACACAACACCAATAAGCCAAACCGACTTACAAAACTATCGCGACCAAGCGCGTTCACAAGCAATGTTTTACACTCAAAGAATGGTTGACTATTTGTGTTTCAATCAGTCAGACTTTCCAGAGTACACGACGAACACAACGCAACAGATTTGGTCACAAACAAATGTGTATCCTTCCAACGCTTTTGAAATTAGCGACGGACGCGATAGACTACCTTATGAATACAGACGACGCGGTTTAGGTTGGTTGAGATAAACTAAAATAAAAACGAATGGCTACAAGGGGACGCAAGAAGAATTTAACGATGCACAAGATTTACGAAGAGAAATTTCGTAAGTATCTTGCAAAGAAAGAAAAACAAATAAAGAAACTGAAAAATGAAAGTTAACGCTGACGGATACGCGCTACTCAA